GAAAGAAGAAGAGAGCTGTGGGTGGTCAGTGACCAAACTCATATTTTTTTGACCCCTACCCCTTCTCATTTCATGCATATTTATTTGTTCCATATTGAATTGCCTTTCCTTCTTTCGAAGACTTCTGATCATGACAGCGCTGGCAAAGCGACTGTAGGTTATCCCAATCAAAGTCAGCACCGCCTTCTCGTCTTGGTTTAATATGGTCAACTGCTTTCATTGGCGTGACCTTACCATTCTTCTCACACTCTTCACATACTGGATGAGCAGCCTTGTATGCACCTCGAACTCTTCTCCATGCTCTTGATGAATAGAAAGGATCATGTACTTGATTCCTTCTATCCTCAATCTTCAAGTGAGCAAGCTCAAGACGTTTAGGACTATTCATATCAATCCAGTTAATTCATTATTATCCGAGCACAACATCCATCCATAACTTGAATACCAACAGTTGTACTCCATCATTTCAAGCATTGAAAACAGAATAGATTCAAAAGAATCTGTCTCTACATCAGGAATCATTCTATTTTTCTCGTTTGAATAAATCATCTTATGCCCCTGCGTTGCTAGTACATTCATTCTGTTCAAGTAGCTCTAATGCTCTAGATAATCTTGGACTGAATTCGAGAGTATCTTTTTCAAGATCAGCACAGTTGTCTAGGAGTACATCTAAATTGAATAAAACCATTTCCCACCTTATTCGACTAACATAAGTTGCTATCCCTTCGGCTAGATCATCTGACATTAGAGAAATGTCTTTTAGCACGGGAAAGTCATCAGATTTATCTTTGATTACATCTTTGAGATCCTGGAATTGATAATACCTGCCATAAGAATCTAGTTCATTCAATAGATTCCTAAGCGTCTGTATTTCCTCATTTGTAACTCGCGCTACTCTCAACCCTACTTTTTTCTCACTCATAACTTCGCTGTCTTATTCTTTAGAATACTGTTTCTCTTACTACTTCTTGACACACAAGCTCTGCTTGAGCTTGGCTATCCACCCCATGGAATCTATAATCATCATGGAATCTTACTCTGTTTGAATCGAAGCCAGTATATATCATCCCAGGCGCACCATTCCTTTGGACTTCCACAATCACTTCTGCTATTCCTGGAAGCTTTGTCTCATCCTTCATGTAGTACTCATCTCTGTAGATGAAGATGATCTTGTCAGCATCTTGCTCGATGCTTCCTGACTCCTTCAGATCTGAGAGCATCGGCCTTTTGTTTGGCCTTCTTTCAACCTCTCTACTCAGCTGTGCCAATGCAATCACAGGCACATCAAGATCAAGTGCCATATTCTTCACAGCCCTGCTAACTTCGCTGACCTCTTGCGTTCTGTTGCTTTGCTTCTGACCCACATCATACAGCTGCAGATAGTCCAGGATAATCATATCCAATCCCCATTCGGTCTTCATGGACATAAGTTCCATCTTGAGTGGGCGGATATTTCCTGTCTGCCGAAGTACCCGAAGGTGCGTATTCATCGCCTCAATGCTTGGTAGAACATCTTTGTGATATTCCTCCAGATAAGCATCTTTCTTTAATCCATGGAGGAAGAACTGATTGGCATGTAGCGTTGGTGCTTCCAGCGCCATCATACGCTTGACCATATCCTTCTCGGTCATTTCACCTGAGACAAATACTGTTTTGTATCCAGCTCCAACGGCTGTCTTTGCCATACGAGTGGCCAATGCCGTTTTGCCCATCTTTGGCCGAGCTCCTATTACAATCATTTCCCCTGGCCTCCAGCCACCGGTGAGTCTGTTCAACTCTTCAAATCCAGTTGGAATTCCATTAAATCCGTGCTCACTTGCACTCAATGCCATTATCTCTTCATTCGCTTGCTGAATAAAGTGCATCAGATCTGGACGCTTACCCTTGGTGCCAAGGATAACCAAATCATCTAACGCTTTCTGGTGTTCAGTGAGTACATCTACTACATCGACATCAGAATCAAATGCCTTTACATGCATATCTGCACTGCCACGGATCAATTCACGTTGGAGCCATTTGTCCAGAACAATTCTGCAATGACTATCGATATGAGCAGAAGAAGAAACCTTTCGCGAAAGATTGCTCAGCCACTTGACCCCACCCACTTTGTCCAGCTTGCCGTTGTCCTTCATCCGCTGAGCGACAGTCATAAGGTCAATCTCTATTCCTGCATCATTCATTATCTGAAATTCCTGGAACAGAATTTCATGTTCCTTTCCATAAAAAACGCTAGGATCTTGAATCATCGACATAACTCTCGGCATGGCACGCGTGTCCAGAAGCATTGAAGACAAGATGCTTTCCTCTAGATCTATTGCCTTTGGCATCTGCCTTCCTTCGCTCATGCTTTCAACTTCTGTCTCCAGTTGGTATGCTTTGGAACACTAGAATGCATCTGCACTACACTGCCCCCCGAATCACTATTGCCCAATCTCTTCATCAAGGAATTAAAGCAATGCTTCTTAGCTTCTCGCTCATCTGGCCACCCTGGTTGATCACCAGCGCGAACTGACCCAAGGAAATCATCTACCATGGCTACAAACTCATCATCCGTGAGCTTTCGCTTATAGCGCCTCAATATTTCCATCTGCAAATCCGTTCTCCACGCAGTCTGCTTTCGGCTGAACTCTCTAAACTCCTCAACAGTAAAAATCTCCCCCAGACCCCCTCTTACCTTATCCTTTACCTTAACCTTTACCTGTACCTTTTCAGAAATTTCTGAAAGGTTATCGTTAACCTTGGTATAACCTTCGATAAGGTTATCGTTAACCTTAGTTAAGCTTATCTCTAGGCTTTCAGATATAGAAGGAAAAAGCTTACAGAACCTCTCAATAATTCCGTGCTCCTGAAGTAGGTTAATTATCTGCTTATGAGGTTTTTTAGATGGAGACAGCTTTCCTTTCTGTTGGAACTTTATAAAGTCTAAACTCCAGATTTTCCCCCCATCTATTTTTTCAAACTGTTTACCACCATCTATTGAGATCAAATCCTCCTCTGAGACTTCTTCTCCAATCTGGACACTAATTAGTTTCCAACTTGGACGAAGAACTCCTGAGTTGTCACACTTCGCCCAGAAGTATTGCACCAAACATTTCAATTTTGGAGTCAAGTCCATAAACCATGGACGATCCCATAATTCAGTGTCTACAAATCTGTTAGCCATCTGACTCTTTTTCAATTACCACACAAAGAGCAAGAGCTATTTTACCGTCCTCATTCTCTGCTTCCAATCTCTGCAAATACAATGGCCGGATAGGATCCCGACCACCTGTATCCACAACCACGCCCATCATAGTTTCATCCGGAACATCCACAGATTCCAAGAATCTGATCAGCTCTCGCTTGGTATGTATTGCATGACTCACTTCTGCAGAATGGGCATGTATGGCCCAAAGTCCAGATGCAAAGAATCCAAGAGATCCTGTACTCCTGCTCTTTGGATCTCTATGAGCTCAATAGATTCTAGAAATATGTTCACTTCACTACCTCGTACATCAAGGAATACTTCTACCTCAAATCTCCTTTTACCAATACCCTTGAAGATTAAGCAATTCAAGACAAAGGATTCAATGATATTGGTGCTGACCTGAAGATCATCGAGCTTCCTCTTGTTTCCTCTATCATCACTCTTATCCTCCAGATCACGCTCAATCTTAGCTTTAATATCACGTAAATCTGCCACAAGCTCCATAGCCTGATCTCTGCTCTCAAAAAGAATTCGGTTTTTCTTAATAAAACCAGATAAATCTCTTGGAGACCATGCTTTACCTGAGTTAATACCAAGCTCTTGAAGAATTGGCTCTGCCAAAAGTTTTCCTTCATAAGACTCTTGAGTATCCCAGCCTCTACCGGTAATCATTTTCAAGCATACTTGAACATCATCTACCGAGACCTCTAAGACACTTGATCCATGATGCTCTATTAGCGCTTGACGAATTTGATCATTAAGATCCTCTGAATCCAATTGATCCTGACTCATAGAGTCTTTAATAAATCGAATACGATCCATCAACTCATGTTTTGGCACCCATATATTCCCTGAAAAAGAATATGGCTGTCTTTCATCTGGTTTTTGAGCAGCACCTTGCCTTACAACTAGCTCCTTTACTCCGTTCTCTAATTTTACGTGCACTTGTTCCATGACTTATTTATTGATTGTGTGAATTTTCAGTTGCCTTTCATTCGGATAAATCTTCCTGCTCAAGATCAGCTCACCATGATCATTGTACCAATTGACCTCACCCTCTTCCTGGTCAATAAACTTGTAGCATTCCTCTTCAACAGTCTCTGTCTGACTATTAAGCTTATCAATAATGCTAGAAATCTCCTCCTTCATCGGTTTCATCTCTGATTTCATGGAGGCCAGATACTCTTTCTTTTCACCCTCAAGTTTTGAGAGATGAACATTTAGCTCTACCAAAGAGTCTTTCAGCTCATTCAACTGATCTGATGTGATTCTCTTTTGATACTCTAACTTTTTTACTTTATCGGAATTAGACCGAAGTAGACCAATTCTCTGTATGTGCGGTTTGTCCGCGAAAAGTCTTTTTTTCATTTTGCTGTCTATTTAAATTCGTTTGATTGGTGCATGGCAACCCTTCTTTCCGTTTGTTTTCATTTCCGACAAGGATCTTCCATGTGGACCCAGCGATCAGAGTGATTGAGCACAGCTCGTACACAGAATTCAAGTAACCTCATGTGTGCATTTTATTACATAAATGTGCAGTAATGACATTTTTGGCACACAATTGGATAATGTCAGGCGCCAATCAATCATTCCATGAATTATTTGAATTATCTATTTCATTCAACCGGGCGACCAAACGAGCTACTGCATGTCGCAGTAGCTCTAAGGTCAGCAGTCCTAAACCAGGACACACCACACAGGAGAGCGTTAATAATCCCAGCATTTCCATTAACGCACCAAAATCAAGACCAGCCATGCATAGCCCTAAAAGCATACTAAGCAGGAGGCCAATCACAAGAATTACATACAAACTCAGTCCTTTCATAAATCACTTTTTTTCATAAAAATCAATATGCCTTTGCCACTTATTTATTCGAACCATTGCAGCATTAATGCTTGGAACATTATGCATGGCACAAGCAATCTTGTGGTCCTGCACAGCCTTTTGCAAATTCATGTGAAGCTGCTTTGTAGACTTACGATCGAGATCAAAAGCACGAATCTTAGCCAATGCCCTTTTTCGGCCTTCTTCGTCTCCATTGGCACAGGCAATCTGATGTTCTCGAACAGCTAATCGATATGCATTCATCCTCCTATAATTTTCATGACATCACGAGACAGAAATCGTCTCTTATTGTATGCCTGACCATTGTCCTTGATCATGCCCTGCGCGACATACCTCTCCAGGGTGCTTCTGCTCTTCCCCAGCAGAGAAAGAGCTTCATGGGTATCCACCCACTCTTTCTTTATCGGCTTACTGACAAAGCGAAGAGCCTTAACTGCACCTTCATAGCTAGCCTCCTCAAGCAGACTCCTGAGATCAGATTCAGCTATGTGAATTATTCCGCTCATTTGAGCTTCTGTACTATTTTTTGGATGCGCTGGCGATCTGCCAGCGGTGCCTTATTCTTTCCAATAGGAAGCAGTTTTCCACTTTTTGTCCTCACATACTTCTCCAGCCTAGGCTGTGGAATACCGAGCTCACGAACAAATTCCACAGGCATTTCTTGGACCTGTATTTTTGAAATACTGTCGGGGCCACGATCATCCGTTTTGCGAAAAACTGTGACTTTCCATTTAGAATCAGCCAAATATGATTCATCAATCAAACCAGAAAGAAAGCTCACTAACTCAGGAGCACTTAGATCTGGACAGATCTCATATGAAAGATGCCTATCCATTAGCAGCTCTCTCATAATCCTTGTTGGAATGCTCTCTGGCGAGAACCTGGAAACATCTTACGATCTCAGCATCGTCTTGACGACCAATGAATACGTTCTTGACAGTTGATGTGCAACCCTGATACTCTGGAAACCTTTGAAGAAATAAAGCCATGTAATGCTTTAGACCAATCTCCTTAAAATGCTGACGCAGGTTCAGCATCAATGCCTTCCTATGTATTTCAGGGCTATCCGTTTTGATTGTAACCGTAAATGAATCCATTGTCTAAATAATGTACACAATACTACAAATAAATTTGAAGTAATGTACACTTAAGAAGAATTTTATGCACACATTAGTACAATCTAATTGATAATCAATTCAATACATTTGCAACGACAGCAATCAATCCAATGACAGAAGAGAAGCTCCTCCCCCCAAAAAGAGAGCAGGTCGCCTTTCAAATTGAACAGCTCAGGGCACAGGGCCTGAAAATCTCCTACATTGCGGATCAACTAGGCGTAACCAGAGGCTACCTTAGTAAAATTTACAACAAACACATAGAACCGCCTGATAGCTTTTTATACAAATTCGAAAAAGCGTTCAAGAGTAGTTTTGACCAAAAAGCATCAGAAAATTCTGATACTGCAAAAAAAAGTGTTTCTTTGAGGACTCCCCCGCCTTTTTTGAATAATTCGATAAAATTTTACAACATCGATGTAATTGACAGACATATTAATATTTGGAATGATCCCCACGAGACACATGTAACTGATAGATTTGTAATCCCAAGTTTTAGTGATTGCGACTATGCAATAAACATCAGCGGACAAGACATGGAACCTGTATTTTGCCATGGAGATGTTATTCTGTGCAATACAGTCAAAGACATGGACCTGATCAATTTTGGCGATCCACATTTAATTATCACCAATGAAGTGACTGTTGTAAAGTATGTCTTCCCCGGATCATTACCAGAGACAATTATGCTAAAATCAGCTAATACTGACTATCCAAATTGGGAAATAATCAAAGACAAAGTGAATCACTTGTACAGGGTCAAAGGAATTCTTCGCAGAAGAACCATGTAACATGAAATACCTCTTGACTCTAGCTTTTTGCTTCACCTTCCTTTTTGGACACTCACAAGAAGACTCTACTGAAGTCAGCATTCTTTACCTCCCCACCTTTGGCGCATCAGAATCTGCGAACTTTCTTCTCGAAGGAAAATCATTCTCTGGCGGAGGATTAATATTTGGCTCCGGAGAAGTCAAAGGTTTGCTCAAATACAACTTTATCAACTCAAAGGCTCGTGAAATCAATGTGGCCACCAGTGGCACAATATCAGATGCAATTCTCAGCCGACAGCCATACAAGGGTACTGCTGTCCGTCTTCACATCTTTACACCTGGCATTATATGGGATGTACATCAGAAGTTTTTCATTCACTCAGGCGTATCGTTTGCTTTTGGAACAAACAGGTATGCTCAATACGGCAATCAATACTATGAGCAGAATATCAATCCTGGATTGAATGAACGTCTAGGAGTGTTTGCCGGAGTTGGATTCAGATTTGGATTGCTTCGACTTCTCACCGGTTATGAGCAGATACTTGGAAGCTTGAGCGCAGGAATTGCTTTGAAGTTTTGAAATGAACATAATAGGCACCATCCAGCTTTATTACTTTTTCTTCTTCTTATCAACTTCTTTCAGTTTCTTCTGGGCTTTCTTAAGCTCTTTCTTAACTTCAGGTAACTTTCGCTCTTGAGGCAAATTCTCAGGGTTCATGCCAGTATTATCCCGAACCATACCCCTTACCTGTTTACCTATAGAACCATGAACTCTCTCTGCCCCATGCTGTCCTGCCCTACCAGGAAGATTCTTTAGCTTTTCTTCAGTGAGAGTCATTCGGAACAAATTTGCGGCCAGCTCAACACGGCTCATGTGATCATATAACTGCCCATGCTTGACACCGCGAATCTCTGCTATTTGCTTTGGTCCTTTATTATACATTGCCCTAAATCCCGCATCATTAAAAAGAGCGTAGTCAAAGACACCATGCCCCTTTGCTGCATCCTGTAGAGCTTTAAAACTCTCTTTTAACTCCTCCCTTACCTCTAAACGCTCAAGATCCTTTTGGCCTTCAAGCATGAGATTAATCTGCTCTACCTGTTCCGCAAAATACACCTGTGCTTTAGCAACCCCCTCCTTCTTGGAGTCAGCATTCATGGCCACCAGATAGCAAGCCATCCTGCTCAGCTTGTAGTCATAGACACTTTTACCATCAACAAGCAGAGTCTCCTTTCTAAAGTCCTCCTCATATGGAATACCTGCATTGATACAAGCCTTAATTGCTCTTTGAATTACCTTTTCGAAGGACTTCATGTTGGCATACCCCAAAACCTGGCAGAACCAACTAGCATACCAAAAACGGATTCCATTGTCATGGCCAAAATCTTCAAACGACATGGAATCTTGAGGCAGAGCTTCTTCAGGAGACATTACAGTTGAGAATTATTTAATGCAAAAGTACTGCAGTCAGTTAGTTTCTTCATGTGCAAACTTTTGAGAATACCGTTTTATGAGCATCATCAATATTCTTTTGTGGATGCCTATCTAGATATAGGGCGGTGACTCCTCTCTCTTTATGACCTAGCATTTCTCTGATTACTGAAAAATCAATTCCAGCATCCTTGGCAATACTAGCAAAGCTGTATCTGCAAGTCTTTGTGGTCAGCTTGACTCCTACTTGAACCTCATTGCTAATCTTAACCAGCGCCCTGTTCACTCTGCTCAGCTGATTCTTAATCTCAATGTAGGATCTCTCTTCACCACCCTTTCCTTGTCTAATTGGAAAAAGGTACCCGGTCTTACTCCAATCATTTATGATGATTCTAGCTTCCGGGAAGATTCTAATTTTTAATTCTTCTCTGGTCTTTTGCCGCTGATACATGAAGTAGTCGCTCTGCAATTCTTCCACTCTTAATTTACTGAGATCGACGAAGTCCATGCCTCGAAACAGAAAACCCAGACACCACAGATCTCTGGCCAGCTTTGCACCCGTATTTTTTTCGCCTGGCCGATACCTAAATAGGGCCTTTATATCTTCCACACTATTATTCCTTGGCATTCGAGTAGTGATCTTAGGAAATAACCCTTTGATAAATGGCGATGGCATCTCAGTATCTGATTTGTTCCAGATTGCTCGCAATGATCGCAAGTATGAATGAACCCCAGAGGGTGCCATTCCCATTGCAATCTTCATATCTCTCCATTCTTTAAGCACTTCAGGTGTAAGATCCTGAAATCTGATCTCCGGATACGATTTATCAAGTTGGTTGATTGCATGTTTGTACGCTATGGCCGTTCCGTCTTTACCCATAGACTTCAGGTGAATTACTTGGCTTTTTCCAAAACTTATGAAATTTCTATCATCTGAAGCTCCAGAAACTATTTTCAATAGATCATTGGTGTCTCCACCATTCATCACAGCCTTTAATGCAGCTTGCTCATACACCAGCCTTATATTCCACAGTTCCAAATTTATTTTCTTGTAAAGTGGATATCCAGACTTGAGCTTCTGATTCTCCTGATCCCAGAATTCAGGGTCAACTCGAATACCAGTCTTGACTGTTTTCTCCTTTCCTTTGTCCGAGATAACGAGCTGCAGCGCACATTTACCTTCTTTGTTCTTATAATGTTGCCAGAGTCTAAACCGAATAGTCATTCAAGATATTTTCAAGATATTTTCAAGACTGAAACGGTGAAAATCGGTAAAAATTGAAGAACTTTGGCAAAATATCCCAGACTCAGTTATTGCCCATGAACTGGGAAGCCCCGTAAACAGGGCAAGGAAATAGGGTGATTAGCTCAGTTGGTTTAGAGCGCTTGCTTGACAGGTCACCCGGATATTTTTATAATTAGCTTATTATCAGTAAAATAAATACTTAAAGCAAAAACCTTTTAAAGATTTTTCAAGGTCCAGCAGATCAACAAGGAATTACTTGGACGGCTCAACAGCAAATCAGGATCCCATCGTGATCATAATCCTGATATGAATCCCCGAAAAAGATTCATGATAAATGGTCGCAACAAGAAAGTGACAAGAATAGCCAGGCATACAATTCTCACTGTCCACCAGATGTCCTTGACATAGCGAGTTGTTTCCTTAATGCTGCTTTTTAGCTCTTTATCGAGATACACCTGGTGCGCACTGTCGAGTCTTTCTCTAAAAGAAGAGGATAAAGCTCTTTGTTTTTCATGAATGGAGGCATTCAACTGTTCTGGAGTAATACAATTCACATTTATGAACCCATCTTGTATATTGACGTTCAAAGAAGAATTTTGATAATTAATGTCTAAGGCATTTCTTATTGCTGAATCACAAATTTGATCAAGCCTGATCCTCATTTTACTTGTATCAGCTTTTACCCGCTCTACAAGTATTTCTTTTGTTCTTTCATAATGAGTATAAATACTGTCAATAATCAGTTGTTGTTTATAAACCTGAGTGCTGTCAACTGAACTTTGCTGAACTATCGATACTTTTTTAGATTGGCACGAAAAAATTGTACTTAGTCCAATTATAAATAAGAGTTTTTTCATGTTTCGTTATTTGGTTTTTTGTTTAGATAATGTTTAATACCATTGAGTAAATCTATTCCATATATACGCTTCACATTTTCGCTGATACTTTTGATCTCTACAACCGTAATGAGTCCTGAAATTACCTGCACCCAGGGAACGTATTGAATAACATTTTTTTCAATGCTGTAAGAAACCACGATCACAAAGGAATAGATAAAGAATTTTGTAAACGCCCAAAAGAGCTTATCCAAGCTCAAAACTTGCCACCACTTATCCCCTTGATCCCTATGCTTTATAGAGGCCATTACGCCAGTGATTATATTTAAGCCAATGACCATAAAGGCAGTGCCAATAACTGGCATAATCGGGCTAATAATTACCCCTATCCAAACCCCAAGCTTGGTCATTAAATAGATAATTCCTTCATCCTTGTTCATGGCTTAATGATATATGGTTTCTGATCATGATTCATACAGGCTACATGGACCCATGAAGGAGTAAACGCCAGATCTTCAAGCGTATTAAATTTCTTCAACTTTCCATCTTTGATTAACATCTTTATTGTAACAAAAAGCTTTGCTACATTTCCATCTTTAGGTACCAAATCGAACGCTTTACCTTGCTTGTGTACAGAGTAAAAACTTCCATCGTAATCATTAGGAGGTCTTAGCCCTCTGCTATCATTTCTTCCTTTATTGATATAGATCTCAGAGCCATAAGCTTTACGAATGGTATCCAGATCTCTCAAACAATCGGCATCAAGCCGCATCCACGAGTTTGTTGCACCAATGGCTTTGAGAATTTGAGGATGTACTAGCTCCTTAATAGAAAAGAACTCTGGCTTATAACATTGCATGTTTACAGGTTTGATATGGACATAGCTGCCGAGTCAATGATCTTAAATGGCCACACTGCCATCTTTAGAAGGGAAAAAGTCTTTCCGGAAATTCCCTGAATCCTGATTTCAGTCAGATCAGCTGCAGCCGTAAATGCTCCAGACCCTATGAGCGAATTATTGGCGTGAATAGTCGCATTCGAATCAGCCCAGGCAATCACTGTATTGGAAATATTCATCCCGGTTGAAGCAAGTACAGCAGCAACAGTACTTTCAGTGGAGCCATCTTTTTCAAATACCACAGCCTGACCCGACGGAGCAATCATATCATCATTAGACGCACCTCGTATTCTCCAAAAATTGTCATTAGATGATCCACTCATTTTGTAATGAATCTGAACAGTACCAGCACCACTACGGATCAATGAGTCAGTCAAAAGATCAGATACAACCAAAGTTTCCTGCCCTCTAACAACAGTTGTAGCACCATCATTATCATACTTTGGAATGTAACTGGTAAGCTCCGTGTCGGTTGTGATATTGTGGCCTTGTAAGTGAAGACCGCTAACACCATCTCCATCATATACTAGGCTTCCTGCAAGTGGATTATACAAGCGATATCGAACTGATGCTTCAGTATAGGTGGCATTTACAAATACTCCCGCCCTGTACCAGCCACCACTGTTGGGAATGGCTTCTGGCGCAATGACAGCAACAATATCTTGATCCGATGAATCTACCCAAGTATTAGTCACTGTATTCAAGCGGACTTCTCCAGATCCATTCCCAGCCAAGATCACACTCAAATGCCTGGTATCTCCAGCTGCCAATGGCTTATACATAAAGCTCACCAGGTTATTCTGCCCACTTACGAACTTGTCGCCAACCATGGTACAGAAGTACCCTACTCCTGTGCCAATATTTTCAATGAGCTGCACCCCTTGAATGGCATCTATAGGTGAATCTGATACTTGGTTGAAAGTAGCATTGGCCAAGTCAAAATCGTAGATATCCGCACTCTTGCAAGTGTTTTCAGATCTGCCTTCTACCAACAATTCCAGGCAGCTGCCATTATTTGAATATCGAGGCATGTTTGCCAATGGTTCATTTACATACTTACCAGATGAATTGAGGTATGTGCCAATAGTTCCTGATCGCGTCAAGACCAAGACACCTTTACTTGACAGAGGCTTTACACCCATTGGCTTTAATACATTTCTCCACCTAGGGATGAAAAACAGACTTGCCTTATCAAATGCGTTGTTCATGTTTGCTTTATTGACTTATCACCGTATGATGTGGACTACTTGGAAATACCTGGTTATAGTTTTCAGGAATATTTAATTTATCATCCAATACATCTATCCACCATGGCGACCACTGTTGAACTTCAATACTTTCTCCATTCATAACCTGTATCTCGGGTTTTCTACTTCTACCCGCTAGACTATAATCTTGCACGAGCGGATTTAGAGTTTTCAATGACTCAATGAATTGCGTCATTTCAGACTTACTAAAAAAAATGAATTTTTTCATGTTGTATATTTTTCCATTTCGGCATCTGTGCTTAAGCCGGCTTTTGCTGCATAAACCAAGTGATTAAAATTAGCCTGAGCACCATTTAAATGATTTGATCCTACATTAATTTTATCTAGATCACCAATAAATCCGTTGAATGATCCGTTGTGTACTTTTAGCACTGAACCATTTACAGCCCACTTGACAATTTGAGCCGAATCATCATAAGAAATTGCACATTTAAATAGATGAAAAGAGCCCGATGATAATGTTGAATAGCTTTGATTGTAACCACCATCTGCCCTTACATTTAACTGAAGTTTATCATTTTTTACACGGACCCTAATTTGATTTGCAGATGATGTACCATAGCTAAATGTTGCCACATATGCATTGTGCTCATAATACCCTGCGGCTTTCACCCAGAAGACTACCGTTCCAGAAGATGATGGCAGGAATGATGAACCTTGAATACTTGTGATCTCGCCGACTTGGGAGCCAGTTAAACCTAAAGATGTAAGAATGGGCCGATTGGGTACATCCTCCAGTGAGATGATGCCAGAATGAATAATGACATCAGCTGTTATTCGAGATATGCAACCTAGCCCAAACCTAAATTCCCTACCTGTTATTCCATCGATATTTGCTTGAATCATATATGAAACAAGATGATATCCAGAAGACGGTACATTTGTGGCACCCACTAAAGCATAATCGAGATAGTGCTGAGATGTACAATCAACCGCACTATTTCGGTATAAAACATCTCTAACACTGGCCACACCATCAAACTCTACAAAGGCTGAAATTCTATAAGTATCACCTGTATCCATGGTTGGAATAGCAATCTGACAGAAAGCTCTACCATCGTCAAGATTTATATCCAGAGACTTCGCACCATCGATTACATCAGAATTCGATACTACAAGTGAAGAATCTGTACCTGCAACTTCATTCCATATACCTCCAATATCTGGCAGCACAGCATCTACGTCAATTAAACCGGTAACTGCATCTTCAAATTTGCTATTCTCAAGCAGATTAGTAATAGAGGTATCCACTTTATGGCCAATAAAAGATCCATCAACATCATATTCAAGACGCGGTACATGGTTGGCCGTCTCTTTGTAATAAGGATGATCACCTCCATCACTTTGCTCCCAAGCACTTGAGTTTCTATTCACGACCAAATCTCCAGACCCATCTTCTGGCATCAATGCGTAGGCTTTGGAGGCTTTTCTGTTTCCAGGTATATACAACCAATCAAAGTCTTCCCACCCTTCAAAAAAGAGAGAGTGAACATCAGCTAGTGATGCAACTGTTTCGCCTGAGTCATTTAAAACCCTTTCAATTAGCCTATTCCAAGCCAAGGATATAGCACTTAATTTTTTTGCTCCTATTCTCAATCCCAATCCTATCATGGTGCTTCTTTTAACTTTATGAATCCTTCTCCATCCACATATAATTCACCAGTAGCTGCCTCTGAGCTCTCCTGAATATTAGGCACAGACAATTGGCCATTAAAACGACCATCACCAGAAGCAGTGTCAAGCTCAAGAGCATCTTGACTTGAACCAATTCTAGAGGCTGAAAGAGCCAATCCACACAAGAATCCTGATGATCTGCGCGCAAGCAGATTAGACAGCTCTTGAGCCTGAATCATTATCAGGCTTCCTGCGGGATAGTTGGCAGAAAAAGCCACTGAATTAAAACTGATCGATGTATCAGTTGAATTTAAATCCGCGCTCAACTCTATTTCCTCTGCATCCATGGTGGCCATGTTCACGATGATCAACTTTTGCCCATCTACTGGCCCATCAAAACCCAAAGACTGCACATCAACCGCATCCAAAGTGCCTGCTGCTATGCTGGCTGTGGTAAATGTCAATGCAAGCCCCGGAGGTAAACTATACTGCATAGACTGACCAGCAATCTTTGCCGCCATGACTTGCTGTGGAATATCAGTGATTTCTCCTACTGTAAAATCAGTGGTGATCCGGGCGAGCTCATGGATCTCTCCAGAGATATGTCCTTCTCCAGTTTTATAGACATAATGAGTGAATGCGAAATACTTTGAATCCCAAAGTATCATTTCATGACTACTAAGACTACCATTCATTTGTACGGTGTGCAGCTCTCTTGGAACACTATACAACCGAAGCAACTCCTCAAGTTGAAAGGCCACGATATTTCTTCGTGTACCAGCGTTTTCTAAACGCCAAGCAACGCTGTCCTGCCATTGAGAGCCTGTCCAAATCTGAATTTTAGTATTGTTGGTAGTTCCTCTGCCATCAGTTATATATGCATCTGGCAGTACCTCCACAGCACTACTTTGCGAACTTGGATCCTTGGCATAAATAACAGTATCCCTGAGCCTAGTGATGTCTTCTGGAAGATGCTCTACAAATATCTCAGTGGCTTTAAATATGTCTATGGTTATGAGCTGAGGAATTTGACCATTTCCATTTTGCGAAACAAAGGCGAGATCTACTTCCACGAATAAGGTTCCTGAACCAGGTATGTTACCCGTGTCGATATTCACAGCGTCATTGAAAAACATATCCATATTCAACTGCATCTGAGTTGAACTTGTAATGACCTTACTTGTCACCGCCGTTGTTCCCCAACCTGAATTCGTGCTATAGTACCAAGTATTTGTTCCTACCAGCTTGAGGGTAACTGTATATTCTCTATACACATTCGCAACGACACCACTTCTTGCTTTCACATAGAAATTACCCACTACTCGAATAAAGCTATCCTGAGAAGGCAATTCGGTAATGGAAGCTGTCATGAACTGCGTAGTGGTCACATAATTTGTCCTTGACCATAGACGAGTGCCACCATCATACTTTATCTCCCTTTCTGCTTTTTTCAGCTTTGGACGGTATGTGTAGCTACACTGAGGCCCCAGAAATTCAACAAAAACTGGATTCCCTTCAGTCGTTGGCAGGTAATCCATGACTCCGGCACTGATTATTCCAGACTCATTCTGAAAATCATTTCCTCCCGGTGAATAGTTTCTCTGATAGATATGCTCTCTGATAGTGCCATCAGCTTTTTCCGAATGATTGGTTATAAGCCACGACCCACCTGACATTTCCAATTGGGCTGAAAACGCCAAAAGCATTCTTTCCAGGCAGGTATAGTGATCATAAAACTCAGTCTTATCTGGATCTTTAAATGTGTTATCAGGATTTACAGTCCACCGTGCAAATGGATTTTGTGTGGTACCGTATGCCATACTTTCTTCGAACCAACGAATGGCCGTTCGAATGAATGGATCTGTATTCGCGAATAATGGACCGGTATCCACGTTTCTCAGCATCTTAAAGATCAAATTCAAGGCACTGACATAGGTCAATGGCGATGTATTCTCCTTGAGTCTTTGCAAACCATCACGAGCCACCAATTGAACTTCCAAACCCTGCTCAATTGGTTGATTGGGAATCCGAATGAGATCAACTACAATATTTCCCTGCCACTCAAGATTTGACTTCTTGTAATACTTTATAAAGAATCGGTCTTCTTGGTCCTGTGCAATAGCTTGCAAATAGTTGAGCTCATTAGTTGAAAAGAGCCTCCACTTGACTGTGCCAGTAGTTCTTATAATAGGCTCATAGACCTTATCCCCTGCCTGACCTCTTTCCAGTGTAAAGCCATCATCATAGCTTTCCACCTCAAAAGATTGAGAAGATGGCGTTAATAATTTATCCCAGATCTCCCATCGATGAAGATTTCCAAAGAGATCATAATATTCATTGTGATACTTTGGACCCATCAGCGCGAATTCCTGTAATCTGATCTTTCAATAGTGGCTTTCGCTACTTCTCCAGAAAGCATAAACTCACCAGATACGCGAACATTACCACCTTCATTAGATCCTATTAATGCTCTAAGCTTTGAAAGTGGAAGAATGGCTTCACTTTCACCACCCTCACCGACCATGGCCAATGTTGGCCCCGTAACAATACCACCAGAAGCAAATGCAGGAACCCCAAGTATTCCACCCAGAAAACCAGTACCTCCTGAAGCAATCCCGAAAGCAGCGGAGAGGGTTCTTAATACCAAAAACTTTGCAATGGCCTGGGCGATATCCTTTTGTAGCGATGTAAAGAAATTATGGAAGGCATCTGTCATATCGCCAGCACCATCTACAACACCAGCAATAGCATCATCAAACAAATTAGAGAGTGAATTCCCGACATTTTGAAGCCTTGATTCCAGAAAAGCTGTTTCCTCCTTAAACTGATCTATTCCAGTTGGAATAACATCAGGAACTACTTCTTGCCGAATGCCCTGATCTTGAGAAATACCAGGCGTTAAGTTTGGTGCTTTTACCCTTAGCCGAACAACAGGTTCAATTAACCGCGCTGCTTGATCCAGAGAGGTAGTCACTCTTTTAATTGGTTCATCTGAAAGACCACTAATTTGATCCTGCAAACCACCTATTGCATCAGACAGATTGATGGTAGATTTCTCAGCGCCATCAACCTCAAATCTGTTAGCCTTAATAAACTCAGTGAAGAATTCTATTCCCTGGCTTACTTCAGCGAGTTTTTCGCTCAAGCCCGTCCACCCAGCGCCCTCTGCAATCTTTTGTATTGGATACAAAATAGCCTTGGCAAGACTTCCTGCCATACCCACAATCCAGTTATAGAAGGTGATAAAGGCATTTCCAAGAGATTTCCACATATTGGCCCAATCCCCCTGAAGGAGGTAAGACAGAGTGGAAAATAGATCTCCAATAATCTGAAGTGCTGATGTAACTGTATTGACCAGTGACTGAAATTGAACACTGGCTAATGCAAGAATATCGGTTCCGAACTTATCCCAGATTACTTTGACAAGACCCACAAAAGCTTGAATGGCTACCTGAATTCCTTGCCAGGCACTTTCAGCTGCTTGCTTGATACCATTCCACAACTGAGCACCTTCACCGCTTGTAAAGTATGCATTGATTGGCTGCCAGTTCTTAATAATCAAAGCTGCAGCACCCGCCACTGCAGCACCAATGGCAAGAATTGGAGCAGATACGGTAGCACCTGCCAGGGCCAAAGAACCCATGATCTTTGTAAGAGAACCAATGGCAATTAGAGCCGGGCCAATGGCAGCCGCTAAACCTCCGAAAAGAACAATCTTTTCTTTAACCTCTGGAGAAAGAGCTTGTAATGATTTAACAGCTTCTTTGAGTCGACTAACCAATGGCAAAATTGCCTTGGCAATGATACCACCAATTTCTTCCGTTAGGTCTCCGATTAAGTTTTGCAATTGCTTAAAACCACCTAATCCAGCTTCTGCAGCCGCTTGTGCAGAACCACCATATTGCTTTTCTAATTCTGCCAGAATCAGACCCTGAGCAGCTGCAGCATCTCCAGCCTCCCAAAGTGAATTGATCATAGCCTTTTGGCTATCTGTAAATTGAATACCAGATCTACTGAGTGCACTAAGATTAGCGACCGGATCATTCAACGCTTTGCCCAATTGAATAGCTGCACTCTTTAGGTCTCCACCTAAACGAGTGGCAAGATCTAGTGCCGCTTGCTGGGTTCTGTCAAACTGATCTCCCGCTATATTAGTAAAGGTGAGCAGCTGAGCAGTGACATTCTTCAGGATATTCTCATCGCCATATAGAGATTTATCCTGCATCTGACTGGCTAGCTCGGTGAGCTGTTCCAATGTTTTACCTGCAGCCCCTCCTGTACTTTCAAGACCTGTTCTAACCTGAGCAAGAGCCTGTTCTTGTGTATCCCAAAGATGAAGAGAAACACCAGAAAGCGCCAACATTGGAGCAGTCAGATAGGTAGACATAGTAGTGCCCATCTGCTTCATCTGATCACCAGTACGCTTCATGCTGCTACTTACGCGCTGCATTTGCGTCTGGAACTCTTTCAGATTCACATGGAATCCGATATTGATTGATGAAAGATTATTGGCCAACTCTGTTCAATATTTTCTTTGCCTCTTCTATGGTGGGCACTTTCTTTTTTGGTTTCCTCTTATCTGCCTTAAGCTCGATGATATCTTCTGGCCTCTTCACATCTTTGAAGCGACCACCGGCAGCATAGAAGGAGATAATTCTGGTCTGTAACAGCTCAAACTCCAACTGATCAGACTCAAAAGCCTCCTTTTCCTTAATCCAAACTGAAAACTCAGCTGGATTCATTTCATAGAACTCGGTAAGGGAAAGCCCAAAACGGGCACATAACGCGATCAGCCGTTCCCAGACGCTTCTGGAATCAGTTGAGCTTCCCCTGTTGGGTTTCCCTGTTGTTCAGATTCAGGAAAAAGCTTTTTGACATCTTCGGTGAATTTCTCCAAGACCTTGGTCATTGATTTAAAATCACTATCAAGGATCTTCTCTACCTCTTGATCGTTTAACTCTTTTTCACCTATGAGCTGACGAGCGCAATTGAACCCATGTTTTGCCATGGATTGCACTTTGTCAAGACCAAATTCTTTTCCAAAGTCTTCCAGTGAAACTCCAGTCTCAGCCATAAACTTTCTTATGGCTGAGAAGGCGAATCTGCATGGAATGTCTTTTCCGTTAATCTCAATGATATCTGACATGATTGGACTGATTTAGATTATGTGATTTCAGTGGCATTGAGCTCACCAGATCCAGCTATGGCAATGGTGTACTTCACACTGTCCTCGGTTCCGGAATTCTCATCTAATGTCCTAACAGACCCTTTACCAGTGTAGCGGTAATCTCCCACATTTGCACCCTGATGCGTGAAACGGAACCAGAGATGATTATCCTGCTCCCAATATTCATGAAGAGTATCTGGAGTAATTCTGTTGTCCGGATCGTCATAGACTGTGAAGCCGTCCGAAGACATTTCCCAGCTCTTTTTTCCTCCTCGACCCAACTCTTTGTACCCGCCGGAATACTTGTTGGTCACTTCTCTTTCTTCTTTCGCCCTACTGAGACTCGCGTTCTCAGCGAAAGCCAAACCTGTCCAGGTCGACCCGTCTGTAGAAATCTCCACGACGTAATCTGATCCATTGATGGGTTCTTGTGATGCAGCCATTTATTTTGTTTTTAGGTTGTACTGATTGCTCTATATGAATTGATGAGGGCAGAAGCACAGTCTCCTGCGACCTGCACGGCACCTTGTTTTGTTGCTTGTTTATCGAGATATGCCAGATAACCTCTAGCAAACCATTGTGACCCAGAAAACTGTAGGTCATATACAAGATCGTCCTCTGTTCCAGAAGTGATGTCATAATTGGCCTGTTCCAATTGGCCCACCAATCGAACCACTGAGTCCTCGACATCTACCACTTCTACCCAGACTCTAATTCCATTTTCAAAAACAGAATCAAATGAAGACGGTGTAAGATGACCTTCAGAACTGGCAAATACCACGAATCCAGAACCATTAATTGTAAAGCTCTTCTTTCCTCCTTTGGCCAGCTGTGCATTACCACCAGAGTACTTGGTCATGACCTCCCTAGTCTCCTTTGCACGGCCATAAGATGCTTCCGTACTCATAGCTATGTACTCATAGTTCACACCACCGTCAACTGAAATACGAAGCAGGATGTCAGATCCGTTCTTACTCATCTTGCCACCCGAATTTTAAAGTCCATCTGGATTCCCGAAACTTCCCCACTTTCGCTGTACGCATCTCTTTCTGTTAGAAATTGGATGCTTTGAATTTTCTGGTCGTTCACTGTTCCGGAATACCTATCGAGCGCTAAACGAACGGCATACATCACATTCTCTGATTCTTTATATGTGTCGGAATAGCAGGTCAGTTGAACCCTTTTTTCATCTAGACGACTGGAGCCATACTTTGAGTCATTGGGATCATTATCCAAAACTTGGTAGAATACAGCTGGAAGCACCTGCAATTGCTGGATCTTCATTGGCGACACCCTCACTTTTATAGTTCCACTCTCTTCAAAGCCGAGAAGTGCCTGAACAGCCCCGCTACTTTGCAATATCTTATAGATGGTCGACCCTATCATTTACTGAGCTTTTTGATCTGTTTGTCAATCTGCTTAGCAGCCATATTCAAAGCTTTCTTTTGAGCACCAGGAACTGTTTGCCTTGATGCGCGATCCATGAATGGATTGGCCGGAACAGTTGTTCTACCACCTGCCTTGAATCCGTAATGAATAAGCCGTGCATACCAACCATCATTCTTCCTCTTCGAACCCGCACGAGGACCCACATACATATTGATGTTCGGATTGCCTTTACCAACGATGATCCCAATAGCTTTTTTCAAGTTTGGCGATGGCCCAAACTTGTTGTTCTGCGATTGCTTTTTGCCAGCACGCGGACCACTCATGATCACTGACGATCTCTTTGGTGCTTCACGCTTGGCAGCAGCAACGACTGGACGAAGCACTGGCCGATGAATAGATATCAGAGCTCTTCTGGTTTTACGAGCATCACCAATTTGGCTGAGCTTATGAATCAGCTCATCCATTCCTTTGATATCTACACCAACCAATGTGCTCATCACTTGTCCAGAATGAAGCTTGAGATAGTGGTATTGGTCGCAAAGACCTTCTTGACTGATCTTGGAAAATCCCCAGATACACCCTCGAAGATGATTCCGTCATTGGGATCATCGCTTTCAACCATGTCCTCAAGGAGCACATTGATGTTCCCAGAGCCATTGACATAGATGGTACCAGAACTTGCAAATACTCCAGAATCATTTGGAGTAAGCCGTTCACCATTTGTTGGAATTGCTTTTGCCATTAGTATTTCCTTTTGCTCAATAATGCCAGGTATCGATGGCGACTTACGCCCTTGATCGACACCTCTTGAATTGCTGTGATCTCATACCTGATATTCCCCTCCGCGAAGATTTCCCAGTTAGGGCGAACATCTGTTCTGTATCGAATGACAAATGAGGCATGCGTAATGCTTTTCTTCTGATCATTCTCAAAACCCTCTTTGCCTTTGCCATCTAAAAATTGAGCCCAGACTTCAGCCACCTGATTGAAGGATTCCGTTTGTTCACCAGTACCAGTAGTTGTAATGGTTGGACTCAAAAGCGCGATTCTTCTATCCATTTTTCCTGCATTCATCAGATAGAGGCTTTTAATGGATGAAGTAGATACTCTGCTGCAGTTAAATTGCCACTCTTTTGTTGGCGATCTTCTCTGTACAAATGCATTTCGGCCACCTTTAGAAGCACAGCAGGAATCACACGCTTATCAACTGCAGATCTCTGTGCTGCTTCATTAGCCGAAGCAGAATAACCCACGGTCATGGTGATCTTGATCCTATCGACCTGATCACTTTGCAAGGATGGAAGATTGTTGATGAAATGAACTTTGGCAATTGGGCCATTCAGATCTTTAATGAAATTGGAAGTAGATAGATCCTGATAGTCTCCTTGCTCATCCTTGTATTGAACTGAATCAATAGACAACACCGGATTGTATCGCCCGATTTCAACACAGGAATGATATGGCCATTCATCTAGATAAACCTCCCAGACTTGTTTCATAAATGCTTTCTGAGAATAGTCTTGCGCCCATTCTGTAGCAGCCTCTATGTAATCAGTGATAAGAGCATCTTCTGCTTCAATTCCGTCAGCTTTGAGGTGCTCTTTAGCACGATCAAGACTAACCACCATAAATTCAGCAGCAGTATTCAACCTGTATTTTGATGCTCTTGTCACTTGATTTCTTTATCCTTCTGGATTTGAAGAGGATGGCTTATTATCTCCTGGAGGCTGGGTTTCTGGCGCCTCAGGAGATTCTTTTTCTTCATCGATGGCCTTTGGCGCATCCGATAAGTAATCTCGAATCTCTTCGACAGTCTTCTCACCAACTCCTTTGAGTGCTTCTAAGTCCTTGTCAGATGCTTTTTGAACGTCTTCTAGACGTGTGAGACCTGATTCTATAAGCAGATCTCTTTTTGGAAAGTCCTTTGGAAGGTCACTCTCCACTCGCACTTCCAATGCGTATCCATCTTCAATTACTTGTTTCGCCAACTCTTCTTTTAAGTCAGCCACTTCACCTTTGACATAAGCCAGGCCCACTGCATGCGCAGCATTTGAGATGAATTCTACTTTGATTGTCTTTCTCACAATAAATGATTTTTTATTCATGTATTTGGATGGGAGGGCAGACCAGCTGCCCTCCCGGGTCCAATCAACCATTACCTCCTATTTAGGAGATAGCAGTATCGAAGTCCTTAACAACAACAAAAGCATTGGGCTGAAGCACTGCGAAATCACTGTAGCTGTTTACAATAAATTCAGTGATTCCAGCCTTCCCTTTGGTGTAAGGGTTCACAATGATCTCAAGGCCACCCCACATTGCGTAAGTCAGGGTCTGTGCATTGATAGACCCCAGTATGGCTGCACTCAGACCAGTACCAGTACCCTTGGCAAGATTGTTTGGCAGATGGCTAGTGGCCATTGCTGGATATCCCTCAACGCTGTTGTCTTTGCGATCCCAAAGGAAGATACCGGATCCAGCATCCAGCGCAGTGTTTTTCAGCTTTCTGCGGCCCTTATTGGTCGTGATGAAGACCGGTGCCATGTCGCCATACACATCGGCCAGCTCTTGCTCCATCTTGAGGATTCCCGCATAGGTCAAAGCTCCACCGTTTGCACCAATGGCCACAACTACAACCCCTGAATCTGTGATGATTCCAGTGGGCTGATCATTTGAACCAGTGCCCTGGAAGCCTTCAATATCCAGCTTGGTAGCAACCCCTTTGGCAATCTGATCTTCAACTCTTGCCTGAACCGATATACTGCTCTGGCGAAGCAGCTGATTGGAGACATCAATAAATCCAGTCAAACGCTTTGGACGAAGCTCGACATTGGTAAAAGATGGAGATGTTTCATCTGCATCACCAGTTTCCCCCTTACGAGTGAAGGCAGCTACCGCATTCTCACGGGGCATGTCAACATTCCCTTGAAGTCCTTCCATGACCCCGGCACCTTCGGCCATAAGTACATTCTGCTCACGAAGTGCAGGAATGAGGCCTTGAACTTCCGTCTCAACAGTGAAACCACCCTGTGTTCCGGTGCCAGCTGTCATATCGCGCTTAAAGCGCTGCTTGGTTCCAAAAGCACGAGAGTTGAGAACTGAACGAGGAATCAAAATACCTCGACCTTCGACGGAAACACCGGCCTCTCGGAATTCCTTTTCGGCCTCCTGCTCCATTTCTTGCTCAAAACCATCAGCTCCGCGCTTTTCGGCAGCAAAACCTAGATGGCGTGTAATGGAGTAATTCTTTTCAATTTCACGGCTTTCAGGATTCAACCCATCATTTTTGGCCTTGTCTTTTGCCAGACGAGCCTCCATCTTCTCGCGCTTTTCAGCGGATTCAATTTGTGTGTCCAGGCTGCGGATCTCACTTTCCAGAGTGTCAAACTCTTTTTCTTGATCCGGAGAAAGATCACGCGTTTCTCCTTTGTCATTGTAAAGCAGCGAGCGCATTTTGTCTTCTTTGCCTTTGCGCTCCTGCTTCAGTTGAACAGATGTCTTTTTCATCTTGATTCTGTTTTTGGTTATTGTTTAAGTGAAAGCAGCTTGAAGCGTCGCTGCATTTGTTCCGATTTTACATTCCGGCGCTTTGGCTTAGAAATCATATCCAATGATCTCTTGGCCTCAACTTCTGTATCCTGACTTGCCGGAAAAGTCACAGGACCTACGTCCAGAAGTGTTTTCATTTTTGTAATGACCAACAGATCATCACCATCTTCCATTTCCCAGTGATAATCACACAGGGTAAACTGGAATGAACACTGCGAGACATCACCGGTGAGAATCATATCTTCCAGATCTCTGGCAAAAGATCTATCTGGAGTTCGGTATCTGTAAGCCAGATGGCCTTCATCATTCAAGTACAGCTCAAGTGTTTTGGAAGCAGTACGGCCAAGAACATAATTGTTGTCATGGTTGAAGAGTGCGCGAACATCATCGCCCAACACATCATCAAAAGCACCTGGTTCCACGCGCTCTTTGAAGTAGTACATATCATAGGTGATTCCAACCTTGGAAGCAATTCCTTCAATTGTGGCAGGCTGCCACTCACCTTCTGAGACATTGCGCTTGGCAGTAACCGGGGATGTCACATATCTACGATGTGGAGCATTTGTCAATTCACGCTTCATCTTTCTTCATTTCTAGTTCGAGTTCAGCAAGTTTTTCCATGATCACAGCCATGGATTCGGATTGCATGTTGGTGGGATTGAAGTATTCATCACCACCATCACGCGGGTTCATATTTTCCTTAGAGCGGATCTCATTCACATTGATTCCACCCATATACCACAGAGATCTGTAGTAGTTGATTCTTGTTTTGATATCTCCACGAAGGAGACTATTGAGATCTAGTGCTGCCTTCAGTGAAGAATCTCCATAGAGCACCTTTCTTTCATACTCTGCTTCCCAGATTTTGGCTTTTGGCCGAATGCAGTCCTGAATAAACCGCATATTGTTCTGCTCTATTGAGTTGTAGCTGGTCTTCTTCTCACTGGACAATCGATCCAGAGTTAAACCATACACCCTGGCGATATCCTCAACATTCCAGCCCATAAGCTCAATGGTTTGGGCATCACGTTGAGGAAGGCTGAATCTCTCGTACTCGGCTCCAGAATGAAGCACAGGAGTTTTAAAGCTATTCTCTCCGCCCCAGTTTTTATCCCACTCTTCGGACAGCTCAGCTGGCCTACCCTCTTTTAATTGCCCAGCAAATTTGAGCGCGCCTTTTACATGAGCACCATTTCTATAGAACTTCTCTTGGTAATCTTTCGTGACCATGCCAAGAGACAGAGTTCGAGCATGGTATTGAATAGCCGATAGCCCCTCGTAACCATTAAGACTTTGCCCCATTATGTGAATGACATCAGCATCCGCAATGGGCATATCTTTTCCAACTAGCTTGAACCACTTGTTCCCTTCATTCAGGAAGATTTTAAAGCTTCCTGGCTTTAGGATCTCAAAAGACTGAGGAAATCCATCTTTATCTCTATGTATAATCGCCACTGCATTGCCATACAGCAAGGCGATCATCTGCATGGTTTGTCTAAACATCTGGCTACTTAGCCAGCTATTTACCTGAGTGTGGACCAGTGGATAGAGCTGATGATCCGTTTCAACAACGCGACCACCATTTTCAAGCCTACGAACAACTTCAAATGAAAGAGAACCGACTGTCTCACTGATAAGTGAAACAGCACGCCAGACAGCAGATAGCGTAAGTGCCTTCTCCGGAGTAACTTTTTTTCCAGACGTTGAATAAAGAGATCCTATTGCATCAAGTAACCATTGACGCGGTGATCTCAAAGATGAATCCCCAGAAGAAGACCTCCGGTTCCCCCCCAACTTGAATGACAGTAGACTGAATTCCACATAGCAAAACTTCTACTTCAAAATGAGGTAGAAGGGAAACTGAGTTTCCTTTTTTTTGACGTGGTAAAACTTGGTTAATATTGGACAATTATGAATAAATAATCAGTTTCCGTTGGGCTAAGTTTATCCGCAAGTTGTAAAACATTGCCTTACTTTAGTCTATTAATTAGCCATTTTACACCTTCTTTAAAACCATTATTTTTAGCTATTACCCAGTATTCATCTGCACATATAACTCCATTTACATCGCTACATCCATTAGCTGCTAAATTTATTTCTTCTTCAGTCGGTAACGATTTTACAACATCGGTTAAAGTTAATTGCTCTTCAAGCCATTTTACATAATAATTGCTTGGCACTTTAGGTTTTAAATCATTATCTGCATAAGCATCAAAACCTGTTTCTTTTTTAAATTTTGTTTCTAAGTTCATTTGTATTTATTTAATT